ATGTCCTATAGATACAGGACCATTTGCTCACGTGTATGATGAAAGACAGAAAATTGCTACCTTTGAAAGCAGACAATTAATAAAAATAAAAGGTAATGGTAATGAGATTGTATTGGAAGATGGAGAAGGTTATATAACTCAGAAACATAGGGCAGAGGGTGGTAATCCTAAAGAAGATGAATTATATAACGACATACGACTTAACGGATATAAATTAACATATTTACCACCTGTAGTTGTGAAAATGCCTGACGGTTATACACATCTAGGAACAGGTAATGGTAGAATAGGTTCCCTAAAAAGATTAGGTGTTAAAGATGTTATTTGTGATGTTTATGACCTATCACAATTAAGTGAGAATAAAGCGAAATATAGATTTAGAAAATTAGGACAGGTCACTAATAGAAATAAAGAAATACACACGCCTTTTTCTATGCAAGATTTAGCAAATACTTTATATTACGGATATAGATTAGGTGAAATAGAAGGTGACTTAACAAAAAATTATGATACACTACAAGAAAATTTAAGAAAAGAACTTGTTGAGTGTGTTGGCGACTCACCAATGAAACCATCTCACTTTGAAAAGATTATTACAATCACACTTGATAAAATAAAAGAAAACTCTACTGATACAATACAACCTAAAAACTGGAGTGTAGAGGCAAATAGAATTAATTGGTTAAAGGCTCAAGGTTACAAAGATACTAAGTTTGAAAAATATATAACTATGTCAGCAAGTTTGGGTGCTAAACTATTCATAGACTCTGCTAAAAAATATATTGAAGAGCGTAAAAAATTAAACAAAGATGGCCACAAATTAGTTATCAATATTATCATACATAGTGGTATGTTAGAGAATGATAAGATTGATAAACAAGAGAAAAGTAGAAATAAACTTTATAAAAATTTAGTTAAAAGAATTGAAGAGTCAAAAGAGGTTGCAAAACTATATTATGAGAGTGATAGTAAAATTGAATTATCAGATAAAAAAATAAAATTTCTTGGCGGTATGCCTTGCTTTAGACACAATAAAGAAGGTAACAATCTTATAACGGTAGAACAAATTAAGAAACTCAAAACAAATGATAAGAAAAAGACCAAAGCCGTTCTTCCGATTTAAAAAAATAGAACCTAGAAGACAAGCATATAAAGGTCAATTCAGACCTCTCAATCCTCAAAAATATATCGGTGATATTAATAAGATAGTTTTCAGATCGAGTTGGGAATTAGCCTTTATGAAATATTGCGATAAAGAAAAAACAATAGTGAAATGGGGTAGTGAAGAAATTAGAATACCTTATAACGCATTTGGCAATAACAAATTATATTATCCAGATTTTATAATAGTAAAACAATTGCCAAATAAGAGTTTTGAAAAATATCTAATAGAAATAAAACCACACACACAAACTAGAAAACCTGTATTAAAAGAAGGCTCCAGATCAACTAGTACATATAAAAAAGCACTTTACACATATGAAGTAAACAAATGTAAATGGAATGCTGCATTTGCTTGGTGCAAAAAACGAAATATTACATTTAAGATTATAACTGAAAAGCACGTAAAATTCTTCTAAAATTGTCATAAATAGTAGTATGGCAAACGTATTTGATACAATCAAACTAAAAGCAGGCGATACATATAAATCGGCTACATGGTATAGAACACAAGTAAATAAGATTGCGAGTGGTACTACAGCAAGTCAATTATTTAGACAAGGTAAACTTAACGGTAGACCTAGTGTGGGTAGATTGAACTTGTTTGGATATAATCCTAAGTTAAGAAAGACTTTACCATACTACGATATATTTCCATTAGTATTGCCATTAGAGCCAATATCAGGTGGATTTATGGGTATGAATTTCCACTATCTACCACCTTTATTAAGATTTAGACTATTAGAACGTATGCAGGCAACTGCTACAGATCAACGATTTGATAGTAAAACAAAATTTGATGTAACTTATGATGATGTAAAAAATATAAAGATTGTAAAACCAACAATTAAAAAGTATTTGTACTCACATGTACAAACAGGATTTTTAAGAATAAATGCTGATGAGGCTGCAGTTGCAATATACTTACCTGTACAAAGATTTAAAAAGGCAAGTGAAGCACAAGTTTATTCAGACAGTAGGAGATTTATTTAATGTCAATAATTAGTGTAGGCAAAAGAATAGGTGATATAGATATACGAGTTGGTATACCACCATCAAAAGGACAATTTGATAAAGGTGAAACTAACAAAAGATATGGATACATTAATTCATCAACAAATACTAATTCAGTATTTAATAAATTTAGATCAGGTTTAACACAATCTGGTGGTCTAGCAAGACCAACACAATTTATAGCAACAATTGATGGACCTGTAAGTGCAAATATACTTTCTAATAATCCAAATGTTAATATAACCGATGATGATATAAGAATGTCAAAGAGTAGATCATTAGCCGATGCTATTAAAAAAGGATTAAATTTAAGAATGGACTTGTTTTGTGCTGAAGCTTCAATACCAGATAAAACAATAACAGATGATGTAAACGAACAATATTATGGACCAAGTAGAGCGTTTGCTAAAAATGTACAGTTTAATGATCTTACACTTACATATTACACAGGTATAAACTTTGATGAAAGGATATATTTTGAAGCATGGCAAAATGCTATGATTGACCCTATAAGTCATAATGTAGGTTACTATGATGATTATGCGTCACCATGTATGATAACAATTACACCTGTTGTAAAATCATTTACATCAGCATTACAAAAAATAGATCCAAAATCATTTGGAACAGTTGAAGAATACAGACAAGCAGTAAGAAACAGTTTAGGTAACACTTCTGGTTTTTCAGCATATCAAGTACAATTTTATGAAGTGTGGCCAAAAACAATTGCGTCCGTACCATTAAGTTATTCTGACACCAATGCATTAGTTAAAACAACAGTAACCTTTTCATACAGAAACTATGCTACATCAGCATGGAGTTATTTACGATCAGGTGCTTCAGAATATTCTAATATAGATAGAACAGAATATAGATCAAACCTTACAGCAATTCAAACAGGACTATTAGATAATTTGCCTTTTGGTATAGGTAATGAAATAGGTAGAGTTGGAAGACAAGTGTTTGATACTATAAAAAATAGAATACCAATAGGTAGAGTAACAGGTGGAATATTATTTCCAAAAGGAATGCCTGACGCTACTGATTTTAGAAATTTAATATTAAATTAAGGAGTGAAAATGAGTATACCATTAATGAAAGTGCCTGAATATGAGTTGACGTTATCAAATAATGTAAAGATTAAATATAGACCATTTTTAGTAAAAGAAGAAAAAATACTATTATTGGCAAATGAAAATCAAAATGAAAATGAAATGATCAATACATTAATTAATATGGTTCAAAGCTGTGTTAAAGGCGATGTAGATGTAAAAAAGTTGCCTGTATATGATTTTGAGTGGTTGTGGTTAAACATAAGATCAAAATCAATTGGTGAAGTTATACAATTAAAATTAAAATGTCCAGATGATGAAACGCAAGTTGTTGATTATGATTTTAACATTGATCAAGTAAAACCAGATTTGAACAAAAAGGTAAATACAAAAATAGAATTTGCTGATGACTATGGTATTATTATGAGAGTACCAACAATAAAAGAAGTAGCAAATAAAAGAACTATTATTGATTTGTCAATTAATTTGATGAGGGATTGTATTGCTCAGATATATCAAGGAGAAGAAGTTTTTGAAGCAAGTGAATTAGAAAAAACTGAAATAGATCAGTTTTTAGAAAATTTAACTATGTTTCAATTCAAAAAAATAAAAGATTATTTTGAGTCTTTGCCTATTATATCTCATACAATAGAGTATAAAAATCCCAAATCAGGTACTGAACATAAATTATTATTACAAGGTGCAACTGATTTTTTTCAGTTACCCTCTTACATGAGAGCCTAGAGAGTTTTTATCGTACTAATTTTGCTTTAATGCAGTACCATAAATATTCTTTAAGTGATTTAGAAGACATGCTGCCATGGGAGAGGGAAATATATGTTGAA